TCGAAAAGTTCACGAGCAAATCCCATAAATGCACAGTTACGATTATCTTAGAAATGCTTGATAAGAAAGACCGTGAAGTATTACTCAACGCAATCAATAAAGGCGTACCCACTACCACTTTAGTTTTAGCTCTTAGATCAGAGGGCTATCAAATCGCAGAGGCAACATTTAACAAGCACCGCAACCAGAAATGCTTGTGTCCTGATGAGTCTTGATAGAGTCCTTGGCGAACGCCAAAAGCAGTACGGCAATCCTCAACCTAACTTTGCTCGTATCGGGAGAATATGGGGAGCGATACTTAATAGGGATGCAGTTCCGGCGCATGAGGTCGCACTCATGATGGCTTCTCTTAAAATTATTAGAATCGCCAATGACCCTGCTAATGAAGATTCTTGGATTGATTTATTGGGCTACATCCAACACGGGCAGAAGATAGCAAATGAGTCTTGAAAAGGCAATTAAAGTAGCCGAAGAAGGTTTGATTATTGATGACCTTCGCTCTGCTCTAGCAAATACACAAAAGCAACTAGCTAAGGTCAAGAAAAACCGAGATGATTTCACTCAGGCAGTTGTTCAATCTGCCCATGATGCGATGCTCTCACTTGGGCCAATCCCACCCGTTCCCACCCCACCTAAAGATTCACGAACTAAGCGCGGAGAGGTCGCACTCCTACATTCAACAGATTGGCAACTGGGAAAGAAAACTCTGACCTATAACACTAAAGAGTGCGAACGGCTTGTAAAACAATCCATAGATAAAACAATCAAGATCACGGAGATACAGCGCACCCATCATCCGGTCAAGGAGTGCGTTCTCATGCTCGGTGGCGACATCGTTGAAAACACGACAATTTTCCCCTCTCAGCCCTACGAGGTCGATTCAGACATCATGGAGCAATTTATTGTTGCCTCTCGGATTTTGATTGACATAGTGCGAACCCTTTTGGCGAACTTTGAGAAAGTCACAGTAGTTTGCGAGCCAGGCAATCACGGCAGAATGGGCAAACTTGGCGAACTTCCTAAAGATGTGAACTGGGACAAATTGACATATATGTTTGCAGGTCAAGCTCTTAAAGGTGAGAAGCGACTGACTTGGCAAATGTCTAAAGAGGACATCCAGCGCGTCACCATCGGCAATTACAAGGCTCTGTTAATACACGGCGATGAAATTCGATGGGGTACTGCTTCAACGATTGTTCGCTTTGCTGACCGTTGGAAATCCGGCGCGTATAAGTTTTTTGATGAGGTCGATTCAATTACTAAAGGCTTTGACTTCAGAGATTTATACATTGGACATTTCCACCAACACCAGAGCTGGAACATGGCTAACGGCGAAGGTTCGGTGTTCATGTCTGCTGCCGTTGAATCGGGCAATCGTTACGCCAGAGATTTGCTTGCTTCCAATGGTGAGCCTTCTCAGAGGTTGCACTTTGTTGATCCCGATAAAGGTCGGGTCACTAGCGAATATAGGTTGTGGTTAGAGTGACAACAATCGTGGCGGTGCAAAATGAAGATGGAGTGAAGTTTGGCGCGGATGCTCAGGTAACAGCAAACCGCAAATACTCACATATTCACATGGCAAAGATTTCCCACAGAGGTCAATTCATTATTGCCGGAAGTGGGTTATCTAGTTATTGCGATGTGGCTCAACATATTTGGAACCCGCCAACGCCAACTGCTACCGATAAGAAAGACATCTATCACTTTGTAATCTCAAAGGTAATCCCATCGCTAAAACAATGCTTCAAAGAGAACGATCTAAAACTAGATGGAGATAAGGATGAAGAAACTAGATTTGCTTTTCTCATCGCGGTCTGCGGTGAGGTCTTTGATATTGGTGACGATTTCGCCGTTTCTATTGATGTTGGTGGTCTATACGCTATCGGTTCGGGTGCTTCACTCGCTCTGGGCGCATTGGAGTCGGGCAAATCAATCAAGCGAGCGTTAGAGATAGCCGCAAAGCATGATCCCTATACCGGCGCACCTTTCATCTACGCAGAGCAGAAAAAGAGTTAGCCCTCGTCATCTTTCTCATCAATAAAAGTCATTTGGGAAATATCTAAATCTTGATTTTTCGCCGCCATTAACCCCGTTACAAAGAGGGTCGAGGCGCGGTTCACAATATCGTCAATCTGGTCAGGGTACTTCAGCTCGGCCTCTACCATAACGGCAAGGCTCCATAGGCTGATTTGGACTCTAATCATTCCCTAATCTAAGCACGAAACTCGCGCCCTCGGATGCTTCCCAAATCGTAATCTATGCCGTAAGGTATCGCCTAACAGGTTCCACAAGGAACCCCAAACGGAAGGCATAAGATGGCTAAGTTCAACTTAGATGATTATGAAACAGTTGAATCCCGATTGAAGAAGTTTTGGGATCAGTTTCCGAACGGCAGAATCCACACTTACCTCGTACATCGTGACGATAGAAGTTTCATTGTTCGCGCCGAGCTATTTACAAACTGGGAAGATGCTCGCCCGATTACAACGGGCATGGCTGAGGAGATTGTCGGCGTTGGCATGGTTAATACAACCAGCGCACTAGAGAACGCAGAGAGTTCAGCGATTGGTCGCGCTCTTGCTAACTTTATCTTTTCAGGTAACAAACGCCCTAGCCGTCAAGAAATGGAAAAGGTTGAGCGTTACGAAAAAGAACCGCGCAAACCGCTTCGCGTAGTTCGCACACTCACCCCTGAGCAGTTAGAACGCCTAGAGGGAATCCTCAAGTTAATCGGTGAAACTAACGATGTAAGCGACCTGCGAATCATCTGGAATCAGGAGAAAGATTTTTTGGATGAGAAGATCGCTGGTACAACATTAAAAGACGCTCTCAACAAGAGAGTGCAGGAATTGTCATGAAGCAAACATCACTAGAAGCGATGGCAAAGATTGAACCTCAAATTGGAACGCTACGCCGTAAAGTTTACGAACTTTTTATCAATAGAGGGATGTACGGTGCGACAGATCAAGAAGTGGAGCGTTACTTACACCTTGACGGCAACACAGTCCGACCAATCAGAGGCTCACTTGTTAAAGATGGTTTCATCATTGACACCGGAACAACTCGACAAAATGAGAAGGGAAACGCTTGCAGCGTCTGGCGTTCAAGCGAGGAAGGTATGCTGCTATGAAAATCTTTTGTAAAGCCAAACAACATTGGGAGATTAATAACGGCAAACTCATTCTCGGCGCAGAGTCCGATGAGTTTCTAGCTACTCAGTTAGCCAAAATGACGGCGCGATTAGAGGCTGAAATCCGCTTAGAAATCTATGATCAAATCTGCTCTCTTGATTTAGTCAAAGACCGCAAACGCCTAGTGAAGATGGGCATTGAGAATGTGGCGTTATTGGTACAAGATGCTTGCGCTCAGATAGCGATAGGCGAAACCAAATGAGCGTAGTCACCCCACTTCAAGTAGAGGCTCGCCTCAAAGACCTCAGCGGATTAATCGATGATGCGCACGATGACTTGGTAAACGCTGAAGCTGAATACCACATCTTGAAAGCCAATTACGAGATAGCGATGGCAGAAAAGCGCATTGAGTTATCTCGCACCTCATCTCCTACGGGAAAGAATTACACCATCGGAGAGAGAGATGATTTGGCACTCTTGGCGAATCGTGAGGCACATCAACGCATAGGCGCAGCCGAGGCAGTAGTAAAGGCTAACCGAGCCAATGTCGCAAGACTTCGGGTGCAGGTAGATATTGCCCGCTCGATCGGAACTTCGGTTCGTATTGGGATGGATGCTTCATGAAACACGCGGTGGAAATAGACGATCTCGATGTGGAGTTTGATGAAGTAGATGGCGTAATAACAAAGATTTCTATACGAACAAAAAGCGGAAGGTCGCTTATTGGCGCGGATTTAAGAAAAATCCGAACCCACATTCTGTTAAAACTAGTTATCCCATCAAAGAAACCTAACAAAGCAACACCTCGGCAATGGCGTTTACAGTTGGCGGTGGACATCATTAGAGAAAACCCTTACGAATCACCAACGAAAGTGGTATCGAAAGCGTTGTGTATCACCAACCAAAGTGCAAGAAACTTATTAACAAGAGCGCGAAAGGCGGGGATTTTAATTGACTGAGATTAAAAAAATGCTAGTCGGGGCGTTATCAGCACACGATTCACAGCGAGATCGCTCAACCCAAAAGGAAGTCGGCCCATCATCTATCGGTGACTGTAAACGCCGAGTCTGGTCATTCCTTACCGACCAGCCAAAGGTGAATGAAACTGATTCTCTTGCCGCGATTATGGGGACATTTATTCACGCCGGAATTGCCGATGCGATTAAAAGGGAAGACCCGTTTGGCGATAACTTTATGATTGAGCAAGAGTTCTCAGTAGAGGGATTAAAGGGTCATGTTGATCTTTACATCAAAGACCGCGCACAGGTTGTAGATTGGAAAACGACAAAGGTTAAATCCCTGCGCTATTTCCCATCTAAGCAACAACGGATGCAGGTTCAGGTCTATGGCTATCTCATCGAGGAGAACGGGCTACCCGTTGAAAATGTCACCCTTGTAGCTCTCGCCAGAGATGGCTCCTCGCAAGATGTCAGAGAACATACAGAACCCTATAACCGAGAAATGGCTCTTGAGGGTCTAGCGTGGCTCAAAGATGTTCAAGAGATGGCGCGTGACGGGGTAATTCCTGACGGCGAAAAAGACCTGTTTTTCTGCCAATCATTCTGCCAATACTACGATGCGACAGGGGTTAATGGATGTCCATCAAAATCTCGGTAAAAGATGCCTCTAAGAGATACAGAGTCACAGAGCGCACAATTTATAGGAAAGTCGAGAAATACGAGGTTTATCAATTTGAAGATGGA